TCAGCAATGTTATACTGGATGGGTGTTGGCTCTGGAAGGTTTAGGTGCTTCCAAATCAGGAACAAAAAGTTCCTAAAGTCTTTGAGTTCTTCCATGTTTACTTGTTGCGAGCTCGGTTCCGAGATTTACTCTGGATACGCAGGTTACTACGGGAGTTATTGTGGGGATTACGGTCCTTGTGGTCAACATCTTTACCCGCTAGGGCAGCCTTGCCGTGTTTCTTGACGGCTAACCGTCGAGCTTTGTTCCTAGAGGAGCGTCTCGCGCGTTGTTCAGGTTTTGAGTGGTAGTTCTCGTACTCTTTTTTATAATTTCTGGCCATTTGCTGCTATTACTATGTTTTCTGCGTCGTCTTGGAAGGGAAGCATGTCTACTAGGTTACCCAACGGGTTTTCGTTGGTCACCTGAGCGTGGATACCGTTGTCTTTTAGGAGTTGTCGGGCAGCATTTAGGTCACTAGGTGACGCTTCGCCACTCTGGATACGCTGGATAAACTCACTAATTAAGAGGTCTTGGAGGCTGTATAGTTTTTCTGTTTTATCACTCATTGGTCATTTCTCTTGTTGTGGAAATCAAATAGTATTTTTACTTTCTCGCTTAGGCTTTCTACGTTGTAGTGCATACGAGCAAGAACAATGACGAGGGTAATAAACCCAAGTGCTACGGGCCATAAGGCGGATATCCATTCAATCATTGTTTGGTAATTTCCTTGTATATTTTGATGCCCAAATACACCATGGTTAGAAGACCCACGCAGATAGCTACGAAGGTATTGATGTGGTCTAAGGTTAGGGTTCCCACGATGCCACTTATGGCAATGAAGGGGGTTGTATAGGGATTATCGGGTATCATTTTAGGTTAACGGATTGAGAGGGTTTATTGGATTAAACGGTACTGTGACTTTTCTTGTTGTAACGCGTAGATAGAATCTTGTAGGTCTGGAAATTCTTCAAGCATCTCGTGGCGTCCCTTACGACGGTAGGCACGCACTAGGCGTTGCACCGCTTTAATTCTTGGGGATAGCTCACCGAGGTCATCCGCACTTTCCTTTGGTAGAGCTTGGTAACCTTTGTCTTTAACCATCTCACGTAAGGCTTGACGCATAGTCTTACCTCCGATTTTGGTTGTGCCTGAGAGCTCCAAGTAACGGTCAAACGCTTGGCGTCCTTCCGAGTTATATACGTCGCGCATTTCAATGGCGTTGTATAGCTTGGTGCTAGGTTGACTGAAGCCGTGTTGAAGTCCAGCGAGTTCGTGGTCTACTGGGTCTTTACTCTCCTTGTTGAAGTATGCGGGATTGATAATGCCTGTCATATAAGGACTGTTTTGGTTCTTCATGACTTCTCCTAAGAAGTTTCTGCGTGACGGAAGGTTTCCTTGAGCTACAGGCATCTTCTTGAGCCAGTAGTCGAAGATAGAACGTGTTTCCTTTAGCTCACGCTCATCGGCCATATTCTGAGCCTGCGTAAAGAAGGTAGGGGCAAATCCACCAACAATGTTACCAGCAAACGGCTTGAAGTTACCTACTGGGTCACGAACTAACTGAAGGAGCGTATCCAAGCCCTTAACGTAGGACTTGTTGGTTACGTTCTGAGTTAGAGACAGAACACCTAGAGCAACCATGTCTTGACTAACGATGCCGTCTAAATCGTGGTAATGGTGACCTTCGACGATGTCAGCAAACAAGCCAAGGACTGTAGCGATAGGGTCAGCCCTTTGGTAACTGACGTAAGTGTCACCTATTTTGATTGAATAAGGTCTCCAGCCTGACATACGCAGGCTTTCAAGTTCATCTCTGTTAGGGGGACCACCACCTGTAATCATACCCTTGTTGCTAATCATGTAGTAAAGGATAGATGCGGTTGCCGCCGAGCTGACTGCAAGTTTACCTCTAATCTGAGCGCGAACCGTTGGGTCGTCACTCATAAGCTGTTTGGTAAGCTCTGCTCTCTTTGCTTTGGTGGCTACCATACCAACAGTACCTAACGGAGTGCGGTCAATAGAGAACTTCAAGATATTCGTAGGAGTCCGTAGGAACGGAATAACGAAGTTAAGTGTCCTCCAAAGTCCTCCTTTGTTCTTTAGGGTATTAAGGGTATTAGACAGCGTTCCAATTACGCCTTCGTTCTCAAGGTCGTTAGTAAACGTCGTTTCCTCCGCGTAGCCCTTTGCGGCATCTGCAAGCCCACCACGGGTCTCATCGAATGGGTTGTCCTTGATATACTGAGCAATAAACTCTTCTTGCTCTTTACCAAACTTTAGTCCTTGAGCTTTAGCAGCTTCAACAGCATCCATGTAGACACCTTTTTCGTTGTAGGCTCTAGCACCCTTGGTGATAAAGTTGTCGAAGTTCTTGGTTACATACTCTGCAATTTCGTCGCCTGACTTGGCTCCCTTTTTCATTGCTTCGTAGGCGAGGTTTGTCTTCACATACGAACGGTAGTTCATTTGCTTGAAGAACTCATCCCCAAACGCTAGGGCTCGGCTTGGCACACGGACTACTTTACCGAGAGTATTAACGGCTTTAGCTAGGGTTCCATCACCATCCATTGCAATAGCCTGAGAAGTATCAAATTTGTCATCAAAAGCTCTGCTTCCTTGGACAAGTCTGGACTCTCCTGTCTTAAAGGTTTTCCATGAAATGCTTATCACATCAGCGAAGGACTCCATATCAAAGGCATACTTTAGCGTTGCTCTGGCTAACTGAGGGTCTCCTGTGAGTACCGCCCCTACTGATTGCTCAATAGTACGAATAGCCAGAGTTAAGCTGTTACCTAATCCATTGACTATTTGAGTAGTAGGACCCGAAAGCAGGGAGTTCATCCAATATTCCATAGTAACATCCATAGCTTTACTACCGAATGTCTCCTCTGCCATCTCTCTGGTCTTCTTGATGTTCCTCTTGGCTGACGCCTTGTCAGAAGAACCAGCAACTAGGTCAATCATCTTATCAACAGGCATTGTACCAGCACGGTTTTCGTTGATGTACTTGTCGTAGTCTTTTGGCTGTGCCGCTTTTGCATCAAACCCAATGCCACTCTTGGTGCGGTATTTACCACTTGGGTCGAGAAGGAACTTACGTTGCACTAAGGTTAAACCTGCTTCACGTCCCATCAACGACCATATCCGTCCAATCTCTTGCGTCTGGTCGAGAAGAGATAGAAACTCTACTTCTAGCTGTTGTTTGTTTAGCTTAGGGTTTACACGGGCTTCTAGGGCTTTGTTTGCGGTGTCAACGACATCGGCAGTCATCACGTCTATAAGCTTGTAAACAGCGTTTTGAACATTGCGGTAGTTGCTAAGGTCAGTTGCTTCTGTGAGCTTACCAATCGTGGCAGCGTAGTCCCCAGCGTTACCTCCTAAGATATCAGCTACCTCAGCGTTTTCAGCTATTAGCTCATCAGCACTTACAGGCTTAGCTGTAGGGGCTTTTTCAAGGTTCTTTGCGATGGCTTGCACGAGGGCAACCGCTTGGGTTGTATCGCGGATACCTCTTGCAAAGTTTCTGATTGCGTCGTCGCCACCTGTCTCAAGGTCATTCGCCATGCGTCCAAGGCTCTCTTCGATGTTCTGGTCGAGTTGGCGTTGCCCTAAGGTGTTCTTGGGATTAAGGAGCTTGTTTATTGATTTCTTAATCTCTTCTTCGTTTTCTACACCTTGTCTGAGAAGGTATATAAGGTCTTCATTAAAGGCTTTATCATTGGTCTTTTCAAGGTTGTCCGCTATTTTTTCTCTTGTGGTTTTGTCCAACCTTTTTATCTGAGAAAACACACGATTGGTCATCATCTCGGATAAAAGAGCCGTTTCAGCCTCTTCCATCATACCAAATAATTTTTGGTTACCATCAAACCCATTTCTCATCGCTTCTTGAATGATGTTGTTAGCATTACTAAAGTATATCTTCGATATGTTCTCACGAGCGTCTGCTTCAACTTCTTTCAGGTCTTTTGCTTTGGTATTAGTAAAGGTCTGTAAGACATCTAAATCCTCCGCACGGCCCTCGCCTGCGATAACTCTAAGAGAAGATTCAATTTCGTACAAATCTTCGGGCTCCAGAGTAAAAGTAAGCTGTTGAACACGGAGGCTCCGCGCCCATTGTCTACTTACTTCTACGTTGTTTCGTAAGTCGTCGATATCAGGAACGCGTAGCTCGCGTTGTCCCATCGTAGAGCTATTCTCAGCACTAAACGCTCTGCCTTTCATACGTGCATCCGTAATTGTATCAGGTGGAAGGTTTAGACGCTTTCCTCTTTCTAAGTCCGAGGAGAACTGAGACTTACCTTGGATACGAGGGTTTTTACCTGTGCTAGGCGTAGTTGTTAAATCGCCTCCTCTAGGGACTTCTATAGGTCCCTCTTTTTTAGGACCTGCTAACTCAACTCCCCTTGAAGGTGTCTCTTTTTCGCCTCGTAGGAGCTTCTGGTTCTCAATGTATTCCTTTAGGCGCATTGAGTTGTTCTCTGCTTTACCTCCTACGCCTCCACGGTTCCGTAGGTAACGTGCATAGGCTTCTTTGGGAGTAACACCCCCTTGGCTAAGAGCTTTAAAGTAAGCATCAGCATCCTTGTATGGAGCTGTGCCTTCTAGCGCACCATAGGG